ATTAGCGGATCTTCGACTTGTAAATCCTCAACATTTAAATATGTCAACGTGCCATTAACTGTGAGATTGCCAGATATAATAAGGTTTCCACCAATTTTTGCATTCCCACTCGTATGAAATTGATAAGCTGGTGAAATACCAATACCTAATCTAGTTCCTGATAAATATAAAGGTGAATCATTACCTAAGCCATCACTTAAAAGTTTTGGAGTTGCTGATAAATTAGAATTATCACCAATTTTAATTATTGCATTGTAAGTATCTTGAACCCTTAAACCAGTATATGATGTTGCCATAAATTCTTTTTTACAAATTTAAGCAATTTCGTTTACCTTTGTTTGCCCTGTCCTTTATACTTTTTTTTGTAACCTTTTTGACCTTTTGATGCATTCTTTGAGTGAATACCTGGTCGCTTCTTTTTTTGTTTAGCTCTATATATTTGAACTATGTTTTTTGCCATTATTTTTTAAATATACTTGTTGCTTTTTCTGTTGTTCTACCACCAAAGTAAGCTAACACTACTGCCATCATTACTTTTTCAAATGTATCATTCCAAGTTTCACCTATATGAAATGGCACACTTTCAATGCTATCTAATATACCAGCTAATGAGAAAACAACTATACACCACACTAAAACAAGTGGTCGGACATTCTTTGAAAGCCATGAGTCGCTAATTGAGTCAGCTTTCCATCTACTGGTAATTGATTCAATCTCTTTATTTTGTTGCTCATAAATTAATTGCTGTAATTTAATTTTATCTTCATTAGATATTTTTGATTTGCTTATTTCAGCTAATGCATCTTGAGGCGAACTAACACCACTTAATACTTTTCCTAATGTGGGATTAATCATTGATGCAGCACCAAATAATAATTTACCAACTGTTGTCTCTTTAAATTTCTTTTTATCACTCATAACTATAAAATCTAAAATGTAAACCAAATAAAACTAAATAAACATTTAATTCAGAAAATTGATTTTCATCATCATAAGGATAGTAAGCAAATCCTAGTAGTGGGCCAGTGCTTAAAGTTTCCATAAAGCCAAATTGAAATTTATTCATTAGTTATATCTATGTATTTTGTTTTGCCATTTTCCTTAATAGCTTTTAAACATCTTTTCCTATTTGAATCAGCATCAACATAACTTACATGAATCCAAGATGCATTGCCATCTTCATCTGGAAACTCAAATATTAATTGATCAAAATCTAAATTTTGTTTTATGTATTTATACATATCATTGTTGCTCATATAACCATAATTGTCATCTAAATCCATTGCTCTGCCCTGACAATGTTGGGATTTGCTTGAACCACCAATTGCTTTGTTTAAATCCTCACATCTAAAAAAAGAATTAATCTTTATAGCACCACCAACAGCTTTTCTAAGTGGCTCAAATACGTTTTTAGCAACGATCTCCATATTTTGGAGCTGATACTCATTTGGTGTATTATCTATTCCTAAACGTAATGCTGTAACACTTCTTGTAGCTTCTTTATACGATATGTGTTCGCTTATTTTCATTTATTAGTTAGTTGATGTTCTTCTCAATAACCCTCTATGTTTATTAATAACTTCTTGAACATCAAAAGGATCAACTTTTAATTTTAAAGATATATCTGCATTCCAAACATAAACTGGTCGCCCATTTTTCATTAATATTAATGTTGGTACTGCTTTTATGTTTTGTCTAATTGAGGGAGCTTGATCTTCTAAATAACCATATTGGATTTTAACACCATTTAAATCTTCAACATATTTGTAGTTGTTTTTTTGATTCCACTTGGCATTAATATGTATAATTGTTAAATCTTGTGCATTAGCTGTTACAAATGCAAAGAATACAATTAGGGCAACTAATTTTCTCATTTTTGTATAATTTCATATAGCTTCTCATCTATTTTATCTAGTTTATTTGAGTTTTCTTGTACTTGCTCAGCAGTATTTTCAATAGTTTCTCTGATTAATTGATCTTTTAAGTCATACTCAGTTCTTGAAATACTTGGCTCTGGCAATTTCTTTGCTAGTTCAATTTCAGCATTTAGTGTGAAATACATACCAGCTAAAGATATTGCTCCAGCTACAATAATTCCTATTGTCTTTAGATCTAGTGTTAACTCTGTATTTTCAGATACTTTACTCATTTTTAATTTAATTTAATTGTTCAACTCTATTTGATAATTCTATTACACCCTTAAAGTAAGTTCCACCATCTGTATCCTCTTGACTGTAATTAACACTTTCCACATTACATCCATATACTTTAAAATTATCACTAGACAAATCAAAATATCCACTTGTTCTAGTTCTTAGCAAAGATAAGCAAGTATTTACTAACTGATTAGCGACTAAATCACCACCAGAATCGCCTTGATATTTAGTAACAACTTCGACTCTTGTTATAACTTCTGTTGTAAAAGATTGTTGATTTTGGTCAATCTCATTTGTAGCGACACTATAAACCCAAATGTATGGGGGATTAAAACTCCTGGACACTCTATTTGTAACTTGTACTGGTTGCCCACTTATGCTTTGAGATCCTATGGCATCTATTATAGCTTTTCTTATATATTGCATTGGCTCTCTCATCTTATTTTTCTATTTAGTTTTGATTCTAATTTTTTAACAAAATTTCTAAATACAACCCTAGCTGGGTTAAAGAAATATGGTTGTGGCTTTTGTTTACTTGTACCATACTCAACATAACTTGAATATTCCATTTCAGATACAATAGCAACACCACTTCCCTCTTTACTATAATTTATCGCACCTTTTAATGCACCAGTATCAACTGGAGCTTTTAATTTTTGTTCTTTTACAATGTTTGCACTTGCTCTAGCAATATCAACTTGATTTGCATTTTTAACAACAATATCTAAATCAGTCAATATTTTATTGACATTGTTTAAATCAGCTTTATTAAATTTTAATTTACTTTTCATTATGAAAAACTTACAGCTTCAATTGTTGTATAAAAATCCGGTGTACTTTCAAATAAATTTATTATTCTGTATTTATTTGAATTGCCATCTATTTGTAAATAATATTCAAAGTAATTACTTGGATTATCAAGTGCCTTGTCTCTAAATATCAATTTTATTTTCTTTTCTTGTTTTCTACTACCATTTTCTGTTTTCATTTCGCCACTTACATACTCAACATTTGCCCACAAAGTAGTAAGCAAACTTGGTGAAGATGTAAAACCACCATAGCCATCAGCACTTTGATTTAATCTATATATACCGATTCTAGTGTCTAATTTTCCAGCATCCATTATAAAAACATTGTTTTGTATGAGTTTAAAATATCTCTAACATCAGTTGGTACTTCATTAACATTTTTGCCAATAATAAAATCAGATCTATTATCATAATATGTTGATACTAATTGCATTATAGCTTGTTGTAATAAACTATCATCTAAACCACTTGTTATATATGTAACTTTTACTTTGTCAGCAGCTCCACCATCTAACTCAATAGTTTCATTGTCTAAACCTAAAATAGTATAATCAACAGCAGTTCCATCACTTGTAATGCTTGATATACTTGCAACTGGTGCAAAAGGTAAATCAAATGTGCCATTAGTTTCTGGAATGTAATAAGTTCTATTTTTTGCTACAATATCCCTAGATATATAGTTTTCACACCATATTCTAGCTTGTGTAATCATTCTGCCAATTATATTGTCATCAGCTGTTGTGCTAACTCTTATATAATCTTTTGCAGTAGCAGTTAATACAATCTCAGATCCAGTAGTGGAATTAATCTTTATTTGTCTCATCTTTAGTTTGTTTAGAATCAATCTTTAGTTCCTTAGTTTCTTTTTTTATTTTCTTTTCCTTTTTGTCGATTAATTCACCCCAACCCATTTTGATCCATTTGTCGATTTTGTGATCTTCAATATCTAAAATATCACCATCCTTGTAAATTTGGCCACCTTTTTTGATTTGAGTTAATAATTTAATTTTCATAACTATTATTTTTATGTAAAGATAAAAAAAAAGTGCCACTAGTTTTTAAGTAGCAGCACCTTAACTTATTTATGAAATCAATGCAAAGTTATTGAAATTATTTTTATACTTACCATTAATGTTAATCTTTAAGCTAGTTTGCCCTAAGTTTGGTATTATAAAAAAGCCATTATTATGCTCATCCCATAAAGCAAAATAGTCAACATACTTTTTTTCATAAGATGGCAAACCAGTTCGCCTAAGAGTTATTTGCATACTATTCCCTCGCCTTAACCTATCTTTTCCTAAATACTTAACCTGGATTTTAAACATCTTGCCATCCTTTTCAAGTATGCAGTCATAGTAACTAGAATTCATTAATGGAGTACAAACATTGTAACCTAAAGAGATGGCAGTTGATGCAAAATGATATTCAGCAAAACACCCCTTTTGATTATGTGTCATTTACTAAAAGTAAAAAAAAACCAGCTGAATTAACAACTGGCTTTTTCACAACCACGATTTAAAACAAAACAAAAATTATATAATTACAATGGGTGTGATTGTATTATTTTTCTTATAGCATCCATGTGTTTGAATACCATTAATTTTTTTATAGCTGGTAAATTATTCCATGCTTTCCTTTCAATAGAACTTGCTATTATTGTATCGGTGTCTAATATGACAATTTTATTATCTCCCTTGTTCATGATTATTGTTTGTTAATACTGATATGCCTAAAATACCCAATATAATGGCTGTTAACAAGTCGTTTGACATTTCTATTGCCCTAAACATCAAAAAGAATAAAAGGATTGCTAAAAAGTGTTTTAAATAGTTTCTATTCATTTTTAAATAAATCTTTTTGGACATTTGCCATTATACCAAATAAGTTGTTGAGCTTTTGCCTTTCAGATCTTTCAAATCTACCTTGCTCTTTCGCTTTTTTTATTGTGTGATTAAATCTTGCTTTTGCACTCATAATCATAAATCAATCATTAAGATTAAACATAAACCATATAGCACCACATGGATTGCTATTAACCACTTCCAGTTGTCTGGATCTTGTTTTAAAAATTTTTTATACATATCAAACATATCTTAGTTTTTAAAAGGGGGTTTTTACACCCCCATTGTTTTTTATTTTAAAGGCAATAATAAATTGTTTACTTTCTCTAACTCTTTTTTATACCAATCTTTGTAAAAAAATGTTTTAATTGGTATCATTTTACCATCAACATTATTCCATCTACATTTAGTTCTAATTTCGTTAACTTGTTGTTTATCAAATTGTGATGGTAAATTAGAGCCAACTGTTGAATTTAAAATAACCATGTTTTCATCATTTGTTCCAACTGTTGAGTTTCCAACTTGAACAATATAATTCCATTTAATAA